CTCTGAAGGTCAACTGGCAGAGAGAATTCAAGAAGTTCGGTGGAATAAATGCTGTCATCCTCTCTGATGAGAACAGGAACATCTGGCAGAACTTCTTGGAGTTGAGAAATGCTAAGGGAGAGCCAGTAGCACAGGTGATAATTTGCAATTACGAGTCGCTTAAGAAGTTCTTTGTCAAGCGGATTAAGAGTCAGCAGAGGTTCACTTTGAAGAGTGTGGAGTTCGACGAGCGAATAAATCTTTTCCGGTCGGTGATAATTGATGAGAGCCACAAGTGCAAGTCGAGTAAGACGCAGCAGGCTAAGTTCTGTCAGGGTATCGCAAAGGGTAAGGAGTTCGTACTGGAGCTAACAGGAACGCCGGTAGTGAATAACAACGAAGACTTGATACAGCAGCTCAATATCATGGAGAGGATGGAAGACTTCGGAGGGTACAGGAAGTTCCAGGAAAGGTATTGCGCAGGAATGAAGAAGTCGAGCCACTTGAAAGAACTGAACTACAAGCTCAACCTGTTCTGCTTCTTCCGCAGGCAGAAGAAGGATGTGTTGCAGTGGTTGCCTGATAAGACGAGGTCGTATCTTGTTACCGATATTGATAATCGCAAGGAGTATGAAGCGGCAGAGAGAGATGTTATTAAGTATCTTAGAGAATGGAAGGATGCAGACGATGATAAGCTGCAGAGAGCGATAAGGGGTGCGATAATGGTTAAGATGAATATCTTGAAGCAGATAAGTGCGAAGGGCAAGACCAAGAACGCTATCGACATCATCCATAATACGATAGATGGTGGAGAGAAGTTGATTGTCTTCTGCTTCTTGAAGCAGGTGGTAGCGGAACTGAAAGCGGAGTTCAAGGATGCTGTTACGGTTACTGGAGACGACAACGACCAGCAGAAGCAGTATGCTGTAGATAGCTTTCAGAACGACCCCAGATGTAAGCTGATTATCCTGAATTACAGAAGCGGTGGAACTGGTCTAACGCTGACAGCAGCATCGAATGTGTTGTTTGTCGAGTTCCCGTGGACGTACTCTGATTGTTGTCAGGCAGAGGACAGGGCGCACAGAAACGGTCAGAAAAATGCCGTGACGTGCACCTATCTACTTGGCAAGGAAACGATAGACGAATATATGTATAATATCATCCAGACGAAGAAAGACATCGCCAATGGTGTTACTGGAACTATCGACGAGGTAGAGGAAAAGAAGGTAAGCCAATCGGAAATGATGATACAAACCGCTCTGGATATGTTCAAAGGCAAATACTAATATGATAGAGACGATACCAAATCCGCTGACCGATAAAGGCGTTCGGATGGATATAAACGACAAAGTAAAAGAGATAATGGAAAGCCCGCTGCGTATTGGTGGGTTGGAGGTTGCCATCAGAAACGCTTTGACACGCGCCGCCGAGTGGGGCTATTCAGAGGGTTTCCGTATGGGTTGGAAGATACGAGAAAATCGAATATAAGTATGAAACCATTAACCGAGAGCCAAATACAGAAATTGTGTGTCGAGTGGTTTCGGAAGAGATACCCGACTATAGGTGGAGCGTTCCACAGCGTGCCGAATGGTGGTGCTCGTAATGTGTGGACAGGAAAAATATTAAAGGACGAGGGAGCTGTGAGTGGTGTTGCAGATCTCGAATTGCTGATACCCCGTCACGGATATGCTTCATTAAGTATTGAGATGAAGACCGCCACAGGGAAGCAGAGTAAGTCGCAGAAGGACTATGCAAGAGAAATAGAGAGATACAAAAACAAATATATGGTCTGTCACTCTATAGAGGAGTTCCAGCAGGCTATAATAGAATATATAGAGAAGTGAGTTACGAGCAAGCTTTATCAGATTTCTGGGCTAGGGCAAAGGTCGAGGACTTGGACTGCAAGAGCATTGCTCTGATGCTGGCTTTATTGCATATCCGGCAGGAGCGAGGTTTCACGAGCCGTTGCAGCGTTCCAAATGAGTGGTTGGAAGAATTACTCCACCTCGATATAAGAACGCTTAGAACGGCGAGGAAACGACTAATCGACTGTGGTCTGATTGTCTATGTGGAGGGCAAGGCTAAGAGACAGCCGGAGTATATCTTCGATACTGCTAATGAACCAAAGGAGATACCTCTTGAGCAAGACTGGATGGAAGAGCAGGCAAAGGTGGAGTTACTGCCTGTTGAGGCTATAGCGAAGCCACCTAAGAAGAGAAAGGCGAAGAAGGTCGCAGACAGCCTGTTTACCGAGAAGGATATGGAGCAGCCTAAGAAGGAGAAGAAAGAGCCAGAGCCACCAACGATGGACGAGGTGAGGGAGCAGTTCATCAAGAGAGGTCTGTCGCAAGAAGATGCGGAGAGGTTCTATTACTACTATGATGCTCAGGGCTGGGTGACGAGTTCTGGGCAGAAGATACGGAGACTTGACAGTATGGTCAATAGATGGCTAACGAATAACCATAAGACGAATGAAAACGATAAAAGAGATAATAGAGCAGAGAGAGCTCAGGAAGCAGCAAGCATTATTGCAAGACTTGCATCCGAAGAGTAAGGAGATAGTACAGGCTTATGGTAGCCGGGAGAACTTCTTGAAGGTTTTCAACCCTGACTTGCAGCGTGAGGTGTGTGGGGATAGCGATGTGTGCTTCTTTGGCGGAGCGCCTACGCTAGCAGATCTGAATAGGACATACGGGAGGAAGACTGCAGCCATGTGGCTTGTTCCGCAGTTGTATAATCTCTCCGAGTATTGCGGTTGCAGGGATAAGCTGCAGGGCACACCTCTGCAGGAGTGTGCGAGTGTGATAGCTATGGAGTTCTACTACCTGACAGTGACGGAGCTGATGCTTTTCTTCCATCGTTTCAAGACTGGCAGGTATGGCAGGTTCTATGGCTCGGTTGACCCGCTTGTGATAACGACGTCTCTACATGCTTTTCTAGGTGAGAGGTCTATGGAGATAGAGAGACATGATACGCAAGAGAGGTTGCGTAAGGAGGAGGAAGAGAGGAAGTCCAATCCTCCGATATCGTACGAGGAATATAAACGGCTCTGCATGGAGCGTAAGATGAAGGGAGGGTAAAGAATGGCACGAATGGCAATAAGCTGGCATACGAGGAATAGGAAAGCCATACGAAAGATACAGGAGCGGTTCGGTATGCAGAAAAAGATATCCATCAACTACCGGACACCGATAGATATAGAGCCACGAGGAGACGAGTGGATATTATTGAAGCAGCTAGAGATGGACGGGTGGCTGACGGTAGAGAATATCGAGATGAAAGATTTAATGTAAAACCTAAATAAACGAGAAAATGAAGACAACAGAACAATTCCGAAAGACTATTGAGGCTTTCATTGAGAGTGAGAAGAAGGCGGATGCATTGTTCGCCGAGTGTGTGGATGGGCAGCCGGAGAAGACCATCCAAGGATGCGTTAACTACATCTTGCATGAGCTCAAGAAGTTGAATAGTCAGGCTAAGGATTGGGAGCAATACTATAAGGAGCAGAAGGGCAAATACTTCCCGATAGTCTTCGATAATGGTAAGATATTCTGCCATGTGATGAAGAGTGTGGCAGAGATATGTGAGGAAGGAACGAGGATGCACCATTGTGTCTTTCGTATGGGGTACTATAAGAAGAGAGAGAGCCTGATATTATCTGCCAGGGATAGGCAAGGAAACAGGTTGGAGACGGTAGAGGTCAATCTGGATAGCTATAAGGTGGTGCAGTCCAGAGGTCTGCAGAACTCATATACGAGCGCACACGACGAGATTATCTCTCTGGTGAATAAGAATATGAATTTAATAAGAAGAGCCGGCAAACGGCAGAATTTAAGTAAATAAGAATAACTATGAAAGAAAAAGAAAAAGGCGAACGCTATGACGAGGCTCTTGCAAGAGCAAAGAAGCTATATGAGCGAGGTACTATTACTGAAAGTCTTAGTTACGTCTTCCCCGAACTCAAAAAGCCAAAGGATGAGGAGATAAGGAAAGGACTTATTGAAAATTTTAAGTGGTTTTGTGGTGATTATCCAGAAAATGCTAAATGGGGTAAAGACGATGATTTGCTTGTTAAAGATATAATCGCTTGGCTTGAGAAACAGGGCGGGAAGAAGCCTGTTATTTCGGACGATGCT